ATGTGTATAAGAGACAGTAATAATACCGAATACATGAACTTTGAATAAAAAGTGGAACTTTTTATTCAGGAAGGGTCGAGATGAAGTGGTAAGAAGGAACAGGACAAACAGCCGGAAGCAATGCGCAGGACAGTTGAAATAGTCACATGTGATCTGTGTGGCAGAGAGGTCGGGTCGGTATGCAATCATCAGCTGAACGGACACGGGCATGTTGAATTTACCTACACTCTCGGGGGTAGGAACAGCAACGATACTACTAACCAGACCAAGGCAGACCTCTGCTGCGAGTGCTCGACTGAAATAAAAGATATGTTACACAATCAGAAGAATCGAAATGGGAAAGAAAAAACCTGAACCGCGTTATCCGTGGGACCGTCTGGACGAGGAATCGGCGATACAGTTCGCAGCCTTCGCCCACTACAGGGATATGCACCCCAAGATAAGAAACATACTAACTATGTGTCAGGATGCGAGATATGCCAGAGATGACTGTAAGGCATGGTCGCCAAAGTTCCGATGGGTCGAACGTGCCCAGGCATGGGACGACCATCAGGACAAGGTCCGCCAGATGGCTCGGATCAAGACTATAGAGGAGCTGACCAAACGGCAGGCACAGCAGGCTTACAACTTTACGGACTCCGTGGCAAGCTTCGGTAAGGAGCTTATCAGGAGGATAAAGAATAAACCCGCACTGCTGCGAGAGATGAAGGACACAGAACTGATAGATCTCGTTCTCCGTGGAGCTTCGTCACTACCGAGGCTTATGGAAGCCGAAAGGGTCGCCATGGGTATCAACCCGACAATGAACCTGAATGTAGATGTTAGCAAACTATCTGACGAGGAGCTCGAGAAGATTGCACGCGGGAATAATGAATAAACCATCTATCACAGCGGGGCTGCGGCTCCAGGCTCAGGCAGAACTCGAACTGAGGCGACGCCGGGGCAAGGGCAAGGGTATGCAGAACGTATGGCTGGAACGCGCCCGTTCGAATATGATGGACTTCACGAACTATACATTCCCCGCCTACAATGCCGAATGGTATCATAAGGAAATATGCAGAGAGCTGGACAACTTCTATCAGGATGTTCTTGACGAGAAGTCGCCAAGGCTAATGATATTCGCCCCACCCAGGCACGGCAAGACGGAACTCGTCAGCAGGCGGTTCCCGGCTTGGGTCTTCGGTAGGAATCCCGATATATCTATTATCTCATCCAGTTACAACAGCGAGCTCGCTACACGCAATAACCGCGATGTGCAGAGGATAATGGACGATGAACGTTATGAGGATCTGTTTCCGGATTCAAAGCTATTCGGTAAGAACATTAAGACAGTTGCCTATAACACTTATCTCCGTAACTCCGAGATGTTTGAGATAGTCAACCATAAGGGTGTGTATCGTGCCGCAGGTGTGGGCAATGGTATCACCGGTATGGGTGCGCACATACTAATAATAGACGACCCTATCCGCGATGCTGAGCAGGCTTATTCTGCTGTATACCGCAATAAGGTATGGGAATGGTACACGACAACGGCTTACACGCGACTTACTCCCGGCGGGGGATTGCTTCTCATCCTGACGCGCTGGCATGAAGACGATCTGGCCGGGCGATTGCTCCGGGCTGCACGTGACGAAGGCGATAAGTGGAAGGTGCTGAAGTATCCGGCTATTGCCGAAGAGGAAGAGGAGAACCGTTCAGAAGGCGATGCGCTATTCCCACAGAAGTATAATATAGAGAAGCTGACTAAGATAAAGAACTCTATAGGCTCTATTGCCTGGGCTTCGATGTATCAGCAGAGGCCACAGGTGGCAGGCGGGGGACTCTTTAAGAAGAGCAACTTCCGTTATTACCACAAGCAGGATGGGATATATATCCTCCGTGACGGCGATACATCCCGCCATTATGCCCTGAACTCTATGGTTGTGTTCACTACTATGGACCTTGCCGCCCGTTCGTCTGAGAAAAGCGATTACACTGCTATCGGTGTCTGGGGCCTTACGCGTGAGAACGACCTTGTCCTCCTGGATATGGTCCGCGAACATCTCGAAGGAGCATCACATCTGGAGCTCGTCTGGGCTGTACATAACAAATGGAAACCGCAGGAGCACAACATTGAATCTGTACAGTATCAGATAACCCTGATACAGCAAGCTCTGAGGCAGGGATTGCCAGCCAAAGAACTCAAGACGGGGATGAAGGACAAGACAACACGGGCTCTCTCCGTAGCCGCCAAGATAGAAGGGCATAAGGTATTCTTTCCGCAGGATATGTCGTGGGTTATCGATCTCGAAGATGAGCTCGTAGCATTCCCCAACGGACGCAATGACGATATGGTTGACGTTGTAGCATACGCAGCCCTCAGGGCCGAGTTCCTCGGGAAACTTGCCCTGCCTAAACTTCCTGCCCAGTCTGTCAGGACTACGGACAGGTTCTCAATGCCGAAACTAATTAAATCATACTGAGGTATTACATGAAGTTATTCAATATCACTATCGGGAGAGAAAAGAAGCAAGCCGTGAGGAATGCTATCCCGAACAATATCAAGATAAACGAACCGCTCGACGAAGCACTTTTCAAGCCATCGCAGCTGCGTAACCTTTTCGGCGCGTTCAACGAAATGCTCCCGAATCCGGATTACGTCATCCAGAAGCTGGGTGTCGCTGACGAATGGAACTTCTATCATGAGATCAAGAGCGACGACATGGTGACGACATGCCTTGAGTCGCTCGATGATGGTGTGCTCGCCTACGAATGGGAGATCTATCAGGGCGAATCGTCTGACGCTCTCTTTACCATGGTCCGGGATATGTTCGGCAGGCTCAACCTGCAGGAGATCATCTCACAGATCTGCGAAACTCCCTGCTACGGTCGACAGTTCCTCGTGGTCGACTGGGAATATGGCGGAGGTTACTGGCTTCCGAAATGGGTCGAATCCTATCCGCTTGAACTCTTCGAATACAATGAGGAAGGATACATAATGTTCCGCAAGGGCGTGGAATATACGGAGCTTACCCGCGTCCCTGATTACCGCGTACTGAACCCAAGGCATCACCCCAGACTGCGCAGCCCTATGGGTGACAGTATTCTGTCCAAGTGTTACTGGAATGTGTTCTTCAAGAAGAATGCCAAGATATTCTGGAACATAGCATCCGAACGTTACGGTATGCCCTGGGTGATATCGACCTACGACCAGACTATTCTAAATCAGCTCTATCCTACATATACAGCAGAGGAAGCCGCAACAGCTTTAATGAACAGCATTAAGGCTATGGTAAGAGATGCCGTTATGGTCCTCCCCCAAGGGATAACCAACTCATTGACCAATACAATGACAACCGGCTCGGGTAATACTTATAAGTCTGTCGTGGATGAATGCAATGCCGGGATCTCCCGTGTACTGCTCGGGCATACAGGAAGCTCAACGGCTACACCCGGCAAGCTCGGAGGCGAGAACGGTGCCATGGAAGTCCGCAATGATAAGATTGAGATGCGTAAGCGTCTGGTTGTGCAGACATTCAACGAGCTGATCCAGTGGGTTGCCCGGATAAATACCAACGAGACTGCCCTTCCTGTGTTCAGGTATAAGGTAACCGAATCCATCCGTAAGGACATGGCCGAGGTAGATCAGATACTATCGACTTCGTTCGGCATCCAGCTGAGCAAGGAATACTTCGTTAAGAATTACCATTACAATGAAGACGACATTACCGGATTCAAAGCAGCTGAACCGACCGGGCTCGACAACATGATACAGAACAGGCTGGCGCCGATCGCTGTGAGAGTCGTTAGCGGTGACATCCCGGATTATGACGCTCTCAGGCAGGAGATCTCTAAGGAGTTCCCGAACATGACAGACCGGCAGACTGAGAACTATATGAGCCATATCATTGATATGACGCAATTCAATTCAGGGAAGGAATAACGCGGATATGTATCCATTGAGGAAGGTTATAGAATATCACCTGAGGCCACGCATCGCACGTCATCAGATAGGCAAGCCGGGGCTCGGTGATATCTGTGAACAATGCGAATACGCTGTGTGCTGTGACCAGGTATTTATGCGTTTGCCTTATGTTCCGTTCAATACTATTCATAATTGAGAACTATCATGTATTTTAAATTAGACATAAAAAAAGACTTTGTCAACAGCATATTAAGCCAATTTCGGGGGGCGGCAGGATACTGGGACCAGATGCTGATAGATGATGCTGTGGATAAGAACCTCGATAAGGCTACCGATCTGTTCAGGGATATTACTGGCCCGGTGACGGACTTCCTCAGTAAGCAGACCGGCTTCGATAAGGCAATCAAAGGGCTACCGAAACTGTTCAAGGGTATGGATAGCGAGGCTCTTGAGGAGAACCTGACCAGTCAGATATATACCTCCCAGCTCGTAGGGCGCTATGCTGTTATCGAAGAGAATAAAGTTGATATCAAGAATAGGTCATTCACCTGGTATGCTAAGGAAGCGTCGAAGCTCGACCTGATAAAGGCCTTGGAGACCTGCTTCGATAAAGCTCCCGAGGAGGCTGTCGACTATCTCGAAGGTAAGGGCATCGAAGTGAGCAGCGGATGGAAGGAGCAGGCCGATATAACCAGGCGACATTCGTTCACCGTGGCGAAGGTAGCCGAAGCGGATATACTGCAGATGTTTCTCGATGAGCTGAATAAGTCCGTTAAGTCAGGTATCACATACGAGACATTCAAGTCCACTATAGATACACTGCTCCTTGATAAGGGTTATTCCGGACCGGGTGCCCGTCGTCTGGATACAATCTACAGAACTAACCTGCAGGCATCCTATATGGCTGGCAGATGGCAACAGATGAAAGAGGTTACCGATGATTTCCCCTACTGGGAGTTCGTCGCTGTAGCCGATAACAGAACTACGGACGGATGCCGCAAGCTGGATGGTGTTATCCTCCCTGTCGATGCTGAGTTCTGGAAGAAGAACTTCCCCCCGAGGCATTACATGTGCCGTAGCCGTACGCGTGCCATCTCGGAACAGATGCTCTCGGACCGTGGACGTAAGCCGGATGACCCGAAGAAGTATGACGACATCGAACCTGCTGAAGGTTTCGACAATAGCCCTGCCGATGAATGGAAGCCTGACCTCGGGAAGTATGCCAAGCCGATAAGATCTGCTCTTGAAGATATAATGGAGAGTTTTAACTAATGCCCTCATTCGACGACATAGATACCCTCGCTGCTCACCTCCTGAATAAGGTCGATACCGTTGATTTCTCGCCCGTCTTCCGGAAGATACAGCAGGTTGTCCAGACATCCATCGACAGGAACTTCTCCGAAGGTGGACGTTTCGGCTCCGAGAAGCTCGGCGGGGGTACTGAGAAATGGCTCCCTTCGAAGCGCGCTAAGAAGCAATCAGGAAAGACTCTCACCGATACAGGGCAGTTAGCCGCTTCTATCCGGGTAGCTGTCACTCAGCAGGGCAAACAGGTTAATATCGAGGTCGGTAGCAATAAGGCTTATGCTGCTATTCATCAGTTCGGAGGAGTCGTCGACGTACCGGCTCACTCGGCAACATCTAAGCTGGCACGTAAGAAGATCCGGGTTATGGACGAGACAACAGGTAAGATGGTTTGGACAGGCAAGACATCAGTTCGGTTCGCTAAAAGGAAGAGGAAGCTGAGCAAGAATGTTACGTCAAGGACTTATACTATCGGGGCTTATTCGTTCACGCTACCGGCCCGCCCTTTTTTGGTGCTTCAGGATGAGGACCTGACGGCAATTAAGAACATCCTCATCGGGCATATAATTAAAACGCTCAAGACATAGACCAGACGGCGCTAAGTATTCCGTTTGTCCTCGCGTTTTTTCGCTCTGTCTATAAGGATCTCCGAGAGCCTTCCGAGGCTGAAACCAACGAGTAAGCCTATCAGAATAAGTAAGTTAGTAACGTGTTCGTCAAACATAACAAATACCTCCCTTTCGCTCTATACGATCGGGAGGTTCAGTTTTATAACGATTGCCCTGCCAACTCCTTAATAAGCCTGTTCAGTTCTGTCTCCATAGCCTCTTTGAGCTTCTTTTCATACCGGGTTATCAGCTCAAGATAGGGCTGATCTGCCGGGAAATGATAGATAATGCTCCATAGGAAACCCGATACTTCGCCCCTGTTGGTCTGGGTTTCCCGGGTTTTAATCTCCATCCCAGTACTGGTTAGTATTAATATCATAACTAATTTCAATACTGGTTATAAAACGCTTACCTGTCATCTCCATGCGCCCACCTTCACGAATATATATGCTGTTCACTTCAATAGGCACAGTATTCTCTATCTCCCTTATTATTGGCCTTATTTTATCTTCCGCCGCTTTAATTGCTTCGCGGATCTCTCCTATTGTTACCTTTGTTAAATCTTTTCCCATAATATCCTCCTATGTGTTTAAATTAGTTTGTAGCGTCCACTATCCGTGAGACAAATATAGTTATGTCTCTTATTTTATCCAAAACGGGACGCAAATGTTTATTAATCCTTCATCCCGAACAGGTCCCCCTGCCCGGAGCATACTGGACAATCCCGCCTTACAACCTTGTACGCAAAGCTCGGGCTTATCTCCAGATGATAAGCCAGCTCCCTTACACTCTTGTTCGGACAGTTATCCTTCACGTACCGCCTGAGCACCTCTGCCCTGCGCATCACGTTCGGCACGTATAACACCGAACTCGGCAACTTCCTGAATATCGCACGAACCGGCTCAATCCCCACTTCCTCTGCAATCATGTTCCAGGGATAGACCAGGTCCTCCATTTCTAAGTAACTCAGCACGTCTTTGTTCATTTGTCTCGTAAATTATGTTGTAACTATTTATATATCATTCAATAACGATTGACGGCCAGTTGCGTGGCCATCTTTCTCCCCCCTCTCGCTATCAGACGAAGTACTTCCCTAACTCTTTGATTATCATGCGTGTTGCTTTAATATCCGACATAGCATCATGCGCTGTGAGCTCAATCCCTTTCGCCTGCGCAATAGTAGCCAATTTATAATCCGGATAGTTGACTAAGCCCATAGCATGCATAAACTTCAGGACATTCAGCGGGTCCAGCTGATAGAAACTGTTCACATAGCTCCCGAAATACTTATCGTTCTGCTTCACGAAGAACTCCCTCAGGAACCTCAGGTCGAAGTCCACATTGTAACCTGCCGGGTAGAACTTATCGCTTTTGTCGTATTTGGAGATGTATTTATCGAACAGCGCCGTTAACTGCCTGTAAATTATGTTCGCCGGTGTGAACATTCGGATAGCATCGAGGCTGTAACCATGAATATCAAGAGCTTCCTGGCTTACGAATTGGATATTGTCCGGCAGAGGAGCAATCTTGAACTCGAACTCCTCTTTCACTATGCCATCTATCTCAATCAATCCCGCCAGCTGGATGATATCATTCTTCACCGGGTCGAGCCCCGTAGTCTCCACATCGAAATATAGTATTTTCATTTATCCCCCTTGTTCGTATAGATCAGTTTAAATATCCCGGGCAGGCTCTTGCATATATCGGCAATATCTCCGGCGTGTATCGTGTTAGCCTGCCATTCGTTTACCTTCGCCTGCAGCTCAGGATAGTAATAAGAAATATCTCTCAGATAATACCATACCAGCTCAGAGCAAACCGTCCCTGTTGTAAGCGGATTGCGTTTGCGTCGTACATCCCTTCGGAACCAACCCTCCATTATCCATCTGTAGAGGAACCAGAATATCTGAATAAAGCCATAAGCCGTTCCGGCATACTTCGTGTAGAGCTTTTCAAGTATTGCATGATGCATATCCTGAGGGGGAGGATGAATAAACGTATATACCTCCATCTCGGATCCTGACTCAGCTTCACCCTGGTAATTCTTATAAGGCAATACGCATACCAGCTCATTAGCGCTTAATAAGGACATCGTCCCGCAGACATCTCCCAATAATATAGCCGTGTGAGTGTAAGGTTTGCGTGTCAGGAATCTCTGTGCTTTCGAATACCAGGTACTGTTCTTCCCTAAACTGTTGATTAGAATTATATCGCCGGGCTTAACCGCTGTGTGGATTGTTCTTTTTGCCATATCTTTCCTTTACATAAATGTCATAAATATCAGTATTACTATTGCATACACCACGAAGAGCAGTGTCATGAATATGAACGGATGCTGGTCATAAAGATCATATATCCGCCTCTGCATTTTTGTAGGCTTCTTCATTCGCATGGTGCACCTGTTTTAAATCTATCCCAAAATGTACGTTGTTTGAAGTCTT